CGATAACGGACGTATCACGCAGCGGGGCAGCGTCACACATAGCGCACGCGAGCGCATACGAACGGACATCTTCAAGGACGGACACGCGGGCGGGAGTTCCGGTAGTGGTCACGGAAGCGGCAGAAGTCACTTCATTCATAGCGGGGGCCACTTCATTGATAGAGGAAGCCACGGAAGCGGGGGCAACGAGAGCCGCAGCCGCTTGATTCTGAGTGTTAGAAACTTTCTTTGTCATAATCTCATTGTTTTAATATGTTACTTAATATTTTAATTAACTCTACACAAAATTACAACTTCTTATTTATCCGGCAAAGCAATATATAAGTATTTTCCTCACTATTTTAGGTATATACGGGTATTTATTTTAAAGTATTGATTTATAGGTAGTTACAAAGGTATTAGATAACAGAAGTAATACACGAAAATAGGGGGCGGGGCGGGGGTAGAGGATAGATCAATTTGTGCTCTTGACCTCTCAAAAATTTTCCCCTCCCCATTTTCACTGTAACCATTTTTCTCAACCTTAATTAATAAGTGTAAAAATACACTTATTTTCCGAAATTTTAACACCAATTTGAATTTTAACACAATTTTAACATTTGGTTCTAAACAATAAAAAATGTTAATGCTATTGCCATATCCAATGACATTCTTATCTTTGGCACATCGTAGATGGGTTGCATAAATATCTGTAATTCATATATGATACGCAGTATTACATAATTTACCCCTCCCCTATACATTGGTTATTTTGGGACAGGACTAAAAAATTGTATATTATATAGTATTATTTATTTGAACGAAAAAATATTTACAAACGGTTTTTGCTTATGGCGATGAAGAAGCGACAGCAGTTCCAGTACACGCCCAAATGTGCGGAAATGACGGAAAGAGCGGTAGACAATCTGATGGATGTCTACTCCCGTGACGTGTTCGCCATGGTGCAGTCCGTGCGCGGCTATTCCGAGCAAGCCAACGCCTTGTGCAAGTTTGTCAAGGGCGCTTTCAAGGCCGCCGCGTTCGGAGCGTACAAGGGACAGATACATTTCTTCACGGGCAAGATATACGAGCCTGTGCCTCCGTTTGTGTTCCGGGACATCGTGTGTCAGTTCCTCGACAGGCTGGAGGTGTCCCCCAGACTGCTGCTGAAATACGAGGACAACAAGTTCCTCTGGGAGGCTCAGAGAGCCTGCTACTACAATCCCCTGCAACCCTCGTTCCATCTGATGGCGTTCCGCAACTGCGTGGTGGATATGTCTACCGTCACGCAGTACCCGCACGACCCCAGGTACCATTGCGTGTACCTGCACGACTACGACTTTGACATGGAGGCGCAGTGTCCCACATGGAAACGGTTCCTCAAACAGATGCTGCCCGACAAGGCTTCCCGGCAGATATTGCAGATGTACCTCTCGCTGGCTCTCGTGGACAGGAGTTCCATGACGATGAAGGTGGAGAGCTGCCTGTGCTGCTACGGCTCGGGTTCCAACGGCAAGAGCGTGGTGTTCGAGACCGTGTGCGGGCTGTTCGGACGGGAGAACATCGGTATGTCGGGCGTGGTGAACATCATCTGCGGCAGGGGTGACGAGCAGCTGCGGGCGGCGGCGGCCATCGACGGTATGCGCCTGCTGTACTGCTCGGAGGTGAACAGGAAACTGGCGGTGGGGGACAGCGGATCGCTGTTCAAGAAATTCGTATCGGGAGAACCGATACAAGGGAGACTGATAGGGCAGGACGAGTACACCATCTATAACATACCCTATCTGGTGATGAACCTGAACGACAGGATAGACACCGGGGATAACTCCTACGCCATCACGCGGCGCTTCATCGAGCTGGACTTTCCGGTGCGCATCACCGAGGACGACAAGGACATGGGGCTTGCCGGCAAGATAGCCAAGGAGTACCCGGGGGTGATGGCATGGCTCGTCAGGGGAATGCGCAACTTCAAGGCGAACAACTACCGCTTCCCGCAGTCCAGGGCCACCGAGATGGCCAAGTTCAAGAACCTGGCGTACAGCGACCCGTTCTACGCATGGACGACACTCATGCTCATGCGCGACAAGCCGCTGCTAAAGAAGGACGAGCCGAGGAAATACGCCGTGGCGGACCTCTTCGCCAGCTACGTGGCGTTCTGCGAGCTGAACGGACTGGACTACGTGAACATACTGGCGTTCGGTCGCAAGATGGTAAGGGCGGGGTTCACCTCGCGCAGGGAGAACAAGACCACCAACTACCTTGTCTATGGAGACTTTGACATCCGGCGGGTGCCCGAGCTGGCGGACAAGGAGGTGTATGACATACCGGCGGTGGAGGAAGAGGAAGAACTGTACTAATTAAAAGATATAGAGATATGGCATTGAGAGACTGGAGAAACGAGAGAAGCTACACGTCCTGCCAGGACTGCGGTAGCTGGGACGGGGAGGCTTGCCTCATGCAGCTCACTCCCCAGCGTGTGGGTTACAGCATGGCGGGCGACATCCTCGACTGCAAGAGCTTCCACTACGCTCCGAACGCGGGGGTGAAGCAAACAAACGAGGCGGCAGCTCAAAAGACCGACGACAAGGTTCCGGACACCACGGAAGAGCCGACAGAGGAACCGGTGAAAGAAGAGACTGCGAAGATACCCGCGAAGAAGGGCGTGAAGAAGGGAAAGAACAAAAAGAAATAACATGGCAGAGAACAAGACAGTATGGGAGAAGCGGGTAGGGAACCTGCTTCTCAGGAAGTTTGAGGGTCCCAGGTTCAATGTGACAGTCGAGGACAAGGATGGGAAACAGGACAAGGGAGAGGTGACGGTACACTTCATCACCCTTGCCAACACCGACCACAGCTTCGAGGTCACATGGAGGGAGGACACCACGGTGTTCCAGCTCATCGAGGCGTGCATGGAGAATGAGAGCCGCGAGACGGACATCATTCTCGAGAGTATCGCACTGACAACCTTCGCCGTGGGCAGCACCGCCGACGTGTGCCGCGAGTACACGACAAAGGACGGAAAGAAAGTGGTGGACGGGCTTCGGCTCTCCGTACAGACCGCCGTGGCCGACTACATCGAGCGGCAGAAGGGATATGAGCCTGCGGAGGACGAACCCGAAGAGAAAATCATCCAGGACATGAGAGCGCAGTACGAGGCGCAGAAAGCGCTGGATGAGATGAAGGGCGACGAATAGAATATTTTCTCTCTTTAGCGATGATAGGCAAGAAGCCCGTAGAGACGGGCGATGTTTCGTTTTTTAGTGGTATGTTTTTTCATTCACATTCGAGCAATCGAATGAAGGGGTTACACAACAGGTAATTCATTCATAGTAGGTTCAGCTCCGCAAACCCGTGAGGGCAGTGCGGGGCATTTTACTGTTTTTTTTGTAATGAGTTGTTTTTCCGCCTGACCCCGCAATGGGCGACGGCGGTTTTTAAAGAAGGAGAATCACATAACCATATATGAGTCTTTTTATGGAATTAATACCTAAAGTTTCTGTCCCGCTCCGGTCCGTGAGGATAAGGGCGGTTTTGGCTATGAGAAAGAAGAGATTGATTGTTACCATGCCTTGACTAACAGCATAGATTCCATATTTGATTAAGTTAAGAGTTAGGCCTGCGCCGCCAGTTCGTGAGAATGTAGCGGCGTTATTTGAGGATTTTTCTGTTCACAATTATATAGCCACCTCCCGCTCGGGAGGTTATTGTTTATCAAATCTTTTCATCTCTCTTAAAATTTTGGTTAGTGTGCGTCGGTCCGTGAGGATGGGCGCACTTTCTTTATTTCCCTTACATTTCCCTTACATAAGGGCAATATTTCAACTGTTTGACAGCTGGCGGTTCGCCAGTCTTAGCAAAAAGGACGAATAAAAAAAGAGGATTTCTGTGTACCACACTAAAATCCTCTAAATATTTTGGTGCCAAGGGACATGAGGGGACAACGAAGGGTCATGTCCCCACAAAAGAAGAGGGCGTGCCATATAAGACACACCCCATTCCATGCCATAGAGGGACACTCAACGCTTTGCGCTTATATCAGAAAGAGCGTGATACCACTTCAAATCGGCCTCGAGCTTGCGGATGTGCTTTTCTCGAATTGCGGTTTTTCGCGCATACTCCTTTGCGCTTAACACAACAATACCAAATAACCTAATCATCATTACGTCTTTTTGATTCTTTCTCTTTTTCACATTTGATGTAAAGCTCACAATCCCTGCAAGTGAGAGGAAGATAGAAATGGACCAACTTTTCCTCGTCCTTCACCTCATCCTTCTTCATTTGCAGAAGTTCCGCATACTTCATCATCACATCGGCTCGCTCCTTGGACCCGGCTTTCATCGAGCTGGCTGTTTTCAGAAGTTCCCTGGCCACTTCCTCTTTGCTCATCAGCTCATCGGAGACGGGCAGGCTGTCCTGTTCCTCCTGCTCCTGCTGGTTCTTCCTTGATATCCTCTTGTATTGCTTTTGCAGGTCAGTAACGAGGTAACAGTAGGCATTGTCCGCGAGGATGCGCCTTAACTGCCCCATGTCGTAATCGTCCGTGCTCTGCGAGTTCTTGTTAATGACCGCGTAGTATGCGTCCTTCTCCGATATGCCCACGGCGACCAACAGGGCCATGATATACACGTCCCAGTCCACACCGCTTTTCTTGGCCTTATTCAACAGTTTGTCTGATACTCCTTTCATAATCATACTTATTTATACATCATTCCTCAATCTCATACGCCGGCACGCGGTAGCACTTGCAATGGGAGTGCGGATATCCGTTGTCGGCATCCTCCATCGGATGGAACCCAGTCTCCATGTCGCATATCTCGCATGGGTAGTTGCTTCCCCTTAGCTGGTAGTAACCAATCACCTCTTTCTTCTCCATATCCCATTGAGAGAGTTTCCACCACGACATGGCAAGGCTCCCCTGCGTGATGCGGTCAATCTGTGTGGCGCTCACATTGCTTCGTCCCCGTCCGAATGTGGCACCCCGCGAGCGTAGTCTGTCCGCCTTGGGGTAGGCGAGCGTGAACGCCTTGGTGATAAGGTCATCCGTCCAGGGGGATTTCATGTGCGTAAGATAGTCGTTGGCGGTGCGCAGATAGTTGTAGCCGGCAAGCAGTCCTGCCGCCACATAAGCCTCCATCTCTCCCTTGTAATTGGAGAGATAACCTTCCAACTGCCCGTACACATCCTCACTCCCGTTGCCCAGCGTACCGAGATAGACAAGGATTCGCTGCTGCGTGTCCTCATCCTCAGAGAGATTGCTGACGGCATCTTCCAAAAGAGCGTATATCTCGTCAAGCAACTGGCGGATAAGCTCGTCCACTTCCTCATTCAATTCATCATTGTTGGAGAAAGCGAAATCGGACGGCGCTGTGCGGTACTTGTAGCCGAGCCGGATAATCTTGACCGCGTAGTCATAGAGCAAGGAGTGGACGCCTTTTATGAGGGCGTTCTCCTGCTCTATGCGCTGTGCGAGGAAATCCTTTGCCTCGTCCAAATCTTCTTGTGTGTACCCGTATGCCATAGACTATCGTTCTCTGTCAAACTTCTCCCAGTTGTCACGACCGAGCCAATTCCCATTTTCGTCATACGTCCTGCCGCTCTTGTTGGGCCTGCCGGACCTTCTGCCACGTCCTCCGGTGTTGGCGTTACCGTCATACCCGCGCTCTTTCTTTACGGGAGTGTCATTCACCTTTGTGGGGTCAATCTCCTTGGCGAGTTCTCCCATGCCGGTCTGCACCCCTCCTGTATTCGCCACGTCCGAGTTGATAATCTGCGCACCCATCGTCTGCTGGAGGTTGGCAAGCACATCCTGCTGCTGCTCTTCCTCCATTTCCGTCTTGATACGCTCAATCTCATCATTGGTGGTGTAGACGCCAGCACGCATCGAGGCGGTTCGTTTCGAGACGAACTTGTTCTGTACGCCCAATGCGAGGTTCTGCATGAGTTCGGCTACGTTCTGCGGCACGTAAGGCTCAATCCATACATTCATTTTGAGCGAGGCGAAATCGAGCGTGCTCTCCGTTTCCACTCCATATCCGTAACGGAATATCTCTACCATGTCGTCGATGAACGGAGCAAACTCGTGGGCATCGAGGGTAGCCTGCTCGATGGCCACATGGAACAGCAGACGGATGGACGAGGACGGGGTGTCTCCCGATTTCAGTTCCACGTTCTTCACGCACTTGCTCTGCTGGTAGATAGCCTGCTCGAGCATATCCAACTCCGACTTATAGGAGCCGGAGGCATCCTGACGCTGCAAGAAGCCTGCTTCCCCTTCCTCGGGGATGTAGATGGTCTTGACCGCATTGTTCATGTCTCCGATAGTCTCCACGCCCTCTCCTTTCAAATACATGATAGGAGTGCCGAAAGCATGGTTGTTCTGCGCCAGGCGCGAGAACGCTATCTCGTAGTTGTCGATGCTGTCCTGAGACAGAGACCAGCAAGCACCCATGTCGTTGCGGTGGTAAGCCACCGGGATGCGACGGAACATATGCCGTTTGCAGTCCACAATCTCATACCCGCTCTGCCCGTATATACCTTTGATGGCATTCACCAAACGGTCTACCTTGGACGCCTCGCCTCTTTTCATACGATAGTAGTATTCCTCA